GGCTGGTTATCTACTATGGTATGCAATGTTCAATCCAGACCAAACAGTTCTGATTGCGGCACACAAATATTCTGGTGCCCAAGAGATTATGCACAGAATTAGATATGCATATGAGATGTGTCCAGATTTTATTCGTGCTGGTGTAACAAATTACAACAAAGGTAGTATCGAATTCGACAATGGCTCACGTATTATCGCTCAAGCAACAACTGAAAACACTGGTCGTGGTCTTTCAATCTCATTACTATACGCAGATGAGTTTGCGTTTGTGCGACCAACTATTGCAAAAGAGTTTTGGACTTCTATATCTCCGACACTAGCAACAGGTGGTAAAGCAATTATCACATCAACACCAAACTTAGATGATGACCAATTCGCAATCATTTGGGCAGGTGCTAATAAACAATTAGATGATTATGGAAATGAAACAGATGTAGGTATAAATGGCTTTAAACCATATAAAGCATTATGGCATCAACATCCAGACAGAGATAAACAGTGGTCAGTTGAAGAAGAAGCACGTGTTGGTAAAGAACGTTTCTTAAGAGAACACGAATGTCAGTTCATTGCTTATGATGAAACATTAGTAAACAGTCTGAAGTTGTCAGGAATTAAAGGAAAAGAACCGATACTAAGAACAGGACAAGTTAGGTGGTATGAAGATATCAATAAAGAGTCTACATATGTTATAGGATTAGACCCGGCTATGGGAACAGGTGGTGATAATGCCGCTATTCAAGTGTGGGCATTACCAGAACTTACACAGGTTGCAGAGTGGCAGAATAATAGAACAGATATTAGAGGACAAGTACAAACAATGCATACAGTTCTTACTATCATTAAAGATGAAATGAAAGAACTAGGCAATTCATCACCTGACATATATTGGTCAGTAGAAAACAATTCATTAGGCGAAGCCGCTCTTATAGTTATTGAAGAAATGGATGAAGATAAATTCCCCGGAACATTCTTACATGAACCGAAGAAGAAAGGAAGACAAAGAGCATCCAGAAAAGGATTCACTACTACTTATAAGACAAAAATCACAGCCTGTATGAAGATGAAATCTTGGATTGAAAGTGATAAGATGACTCCATTAAGTAAAAATTTTATAAGAGAACTGAAAACTTTCATAGCAAAAGGTAAAAGTTATGAAGGAAAAACAGGAGAAACAGACGATTTGGTTTCAGCAACACTATTATGTGTAAGACAAATACAAGTTATAAGTAGATTTGAAGAAGGATATGAAGAACTACTTGGAGAGACATTAGATAGTGATGTGGAATATAACGACCCTCTTCCTGTGATATTTTGATAAATACTACCAAATAGAACGAGAACAAAAATTATGGCTATAAATTTAGATAATATCGCAACAAAAGTAATGAAATTAATGCAGGGAACAGGACTTCAAATGAAGATGTTCGATGCTACTAGTGGCAAAAGTGTAGCAATTCCAGAAGATGCAAGATTTTTTTATGTTAAATCACCAAATATGATGGTTCATATTGATGATACTACAAACGAATTAAAATTTCATATTGGGGAAGATGTCGATATTGATAATGAAAGTGTCAATAATATGATGAAACAATTGAAATCTTTGGCACATACTAACATGTTAGATTTTGATATTCGCTCATTCGGAAAACATATCGAACCTAAAAACTATGCATACAAAGTTAAACAAAATAAGGAGCAAACCATGACAGACCACGTCAATGAAGGCATGGGCCCATTGTCGGGCTCTTCAAAAACAAGCAGACAGACATTAGAAAATGTCCGACTAATCTTAAAACATCGTGCGCCAGTAAACGAAGAATCTCGTGGTTCTCGTTCACGCAACATCTCAGCAATTTTCGTTGAGACTGGCGAAGGCGAACGTTTCAAATACCCATTTATTCACTTAAATGGCGCAAGAGCAATGGCAAGACACGTTGCATCAGGTGGTGAAACACACGATATGGTAGGAGAAGCAATCATAGAACTGTCTGATAACTTATCAAGGCTAAAAGAATTTATGAATGTTGTGAACAAGCAACAACTAGTAAACGAAACGAATCGTGCTGATGTTTGGAATGTTAAACGCAGTGTAATGGCTATCAAAGAAAAGATACAGAGAATACAAGGCGTAAAAGGTTATGCTAATTTTGTAGAAGACATGGCTCTTAACGGAAGAAAAACACAAGCAGAAATCTCAGAAGAAATGGTCGATGCATATGTACAGAAATTCACAAAATCTACATTTGAAGAAAACTTAAAAGATATTTTCCCATTACTACATAAAGTAAATGAAGAAGAATTTGAAAATCGCAGAGATGGACAGACTGCCAGAATTAAAGAGATAATGACAGCAACAGTTAAGAAGACTGGCGAAAGAATTAACACAATTACTTTCGGCGCACCAAGCAATCAATCTTATGATTATGATAAAATTAAGAAACAGTTCGCAGAACCACGTACGCCAGAAGAAGCGGCACAACTTAAGATTAATAAGATAGCAATGACATTTGATGACCTTGCTGATAGAGTTCAAGTAGATACATTATTAGACAAGAAAGGCAAAAAGAAAGGTCACGATTTAGCGGCTGAAGTTTCTTTTTTCTTAACTGATATCGCAGATGCAGTTCGTTCAAATCCAAGAGGTATTGCTAAAGATGATATGCAAGTAGCAGGAACATTACTTAAAATGTCAAAAGTATCAGTAGAAACTGTTGAACCAAAATCAGCAGATACACAAATATCTGAAATGCTCGAAGAAGCATTCTCAAAATTCGACCCAGACAGAGTGCTTAAAGAAAGTTAATTTTCTGCTTGACATTCATAGTCTATCTATGCTATAATCAAAGAGAGTGTTAAAACTCTCTTTTTTTATGCCTTCAAAAAACATTCAAAAAGACTGATTTAATGCTTGACTTTAGTAAAAAAGATAAGTATAATAGTATCATTAGTAGAAATATGTATGGTACATAAAAAACTAATATAAAACTAATAGTAAGAAAACAACTAATAAAGGCTAATATAGGAGAAATATAATGGCAACACTAGCAGAAATCCGTGCGAAATTACTCGCACAAGATAATAAAGCATCAGATAATGCATCCTCAAACAGAGGTTCAGATGCAGTATACCCTTTCTGGAATATGGACAACGACAATACATCAGTATTGAGATTCCTTCCAGACTCAGACCCAACAAACACATTCTTTTGGAAAGAACGTCAAGTTATCAAACTTCCGTTCCCTGGTGTTAAAGGTGGTGATGAACAGAAACGAGTAATCGTTCAAGTACCTTGCGTTGAAATGTGGGGCGAGTCTTGCCCAATTCACGCAGAAATTCGTCCTTGGTTTAAAGACCCAGCAATGGAAGACCTAGGTCGTACATATTGGAAAAAGCGTTCTTATGTTTTCCAAGGTTTGGTTGTAACTGACCCTATCGGTGGTGACCAACCAGAAAATCCAATTCGTAGATTTATCATTGGTCCACAAATCTTTAAGTTGCTTAAAGCGGCACTGATGGACCCAGATATGGATAATCTACCAACGGATTATGAACAAGGTACTGATTTCCGTCTAACAAAGACAACTAAGGGTCAGTATGCAGACTATTCAACTTCATCGTGGTCTCGTAAAGAGCGTTCACTAAATGAAGACGAGCGTTCAGCAATTGAAACTCACGGTCTATATGACTTGAATGAGTTTATGCCTAAGCGTCCAACAGAAGATGATATGCGAATTATCACAGAGATGTTTGAAGCATCTGTTGATGGTGAATTGTATGACCCATCTCGTTGGGGTCAGCACTATAAACCTTATGGGTTAGATGTTCCAGCAGGCACTTCGGCTCCAACTCCAACTCCATCTGCTCCAAAAGTAGAAGAAGTTAAAGAAGTTGCGACAGCAGAAGCAACACCTGTTGCAGAAGCATCAGCACCAACTCCGACTCCAGCACCAGTAGAAACATCTACTGATGCACCGAAGTCAGATGCGGCAGATATCTTAGCAATGATTCGTAGTAGAAAAACTGACTAAGAACCAATGATTGAGTATGGGGAGTATAATACTCCCCTACTCTTTTTACATCACATAAGGAGAATTATATGGCACGAGCCTTCGATGCGAGTAAATTTCGCAAAAATATAACGAAATCAGTTCCAGGTATGAGCGTTGGTTTTAGAGACCCAGACACTTGGGTATCAACAGGTAATTTCACATTAAACAAACTTATCAGTAATGACTTCCATAAAGGGATTCCACTAGGTAAGGTAACAGTCTTTGCAGGTGAAAGTGGCGCAGGTAAATCATTCATTGCCGCTGGTAACGTAGTAAAAAATGCACAAGACCAAGGAATTTTTGTAGTCTTAATCGATAGTGAAAATGCACTAGATGAAAGTTGGCTACACGCACTTAACGTAGATACAACACCAGAAAAGTTGCTTAAACTAAATGTAGCAATGATTGATGATGTTGCAAAAATCATTTCAGACTTTATGAAAGGTTATAGAGAAGACCACGCAGATAAGCCAG